TGTTTGGCAGTGACAGCGTGGGCACGCCATAGGGGGTGTAGGGATCCTGGTTCGGCAGCGGCACGCTCAGGGACGCGGCCTGCAGCGAGTCGCCGAGGAGCATGACTGTGCTGGCGCCTTCGACCGGGCCACCGTTACTTGCAGGTTGCCAATTACCCAGTACATTATTTGGAAGCTCCCGAAGTACATAGAGCGTACCTGGAAGTGCACCTACATCTGTACGAAGACACGTAGTACCAACGACAGCTTGCGTAGCATCCGAAATCATCTCAGTGGCACTATTACAAACGAAATCACCCCATGTTGCATTTCCGATTGGCATGTTAACTCCTAGTTAATTACTACGACATTCGCGGTTAGGAAAATTAGTGTAACCAGCCGCTTTGGTGGGAGCGAATATGTACCGCTGGCGGTATTTGTGGCACCGTCAATAAGCTGTGTTAAGCCTGAAGCACCGGTAAGTGTAACTGTGCTACTGCCTGCATTAAGTATTCTAAACTGATCATGTGCACTAAAAATACCATTTATTGTAAGGTTAGAATTTATGTACAGCGTTTTACCACGGTCTGCGACTACTGGAGGTGTTGCGCCACCAGTAGAGCCCGCAACGGCGTTTACCCAAGCTACTTCTTCGCCCTTATAGGTAAGCTTCGAGGGAAAATTTACAGTGCTCAGCGCATCACTGAGCACCTGGAGCCACGTGACTGTATCAAATGTGTTAGTGTTAACAAATGAATAGCCATTACGAGTATTAAAACTTGCCCCGGCTAGCTTAACAGAGAATATACCAGTTTCTACAACTATGGGTTTTTCGAAAGTGACGATGGGAGCACCTGCGTTATAGTCGATACTATACGCCAGTGCAGTTGCCATCGTAAAGCTATAGGTCCCAACACCAGTAGTATTCACTACAGCTGTAGCGGGACCATCATTGAGCGTAGTGCTTATAGCCGCAGAACCTAGGCCGACAAGCGTTCTATTCGCCTCCAGCTTGTCTATACGAATACCCTCTGCAGTAGTATAAAATACATCCATTCCATTATATGAAATATGCGTAGAATACCCAAATCCAAACAATCCGGAATTGGCAAACCCAAACCGAATGTTTGTACTAACCTGCGTGCCTATACCACCGAAGTTTACAGGCGCTGTAAAACCTAATTTACCATCTCGAGTAGGTGCCCCGTTTATAGCTGTAGCTATATCAGATAAGGTAGAATTAGCCCATGCAGATTCTATTAGTGTGTTATTTACAACGGGATTGCCCGCAGGCAATGTGTAGTTACCAGCTAGATCACGTGGCATTATTTTCTCCCGTACTCTCTGATGCCTTGAGCAGTCAGATTTTGAATAGCTGCATCCGTAGCAATATCATTGTATGACATTGGTTTGCGCAGTACTGCGCTCAAAAGTTTTGCAGTGCTGGGGCCTAACGTACCGCTCAAACCATGTTGAAGGTACTTAGTCACAGGTTGTGAACCACCAATATACGTTCCTGCGCCCAAAGCTGCAAGTGCTGGCAAAGCATTATCTGGTACAAGATTGGGCAGCATTAATTCTGTACCACCAACCCCTGCAAATTTGGCTAGTCCTCGGCCTAATGTAGCAGAAATAGTGGGGGAGTCACCACTTGGCTTAATCCCTGAAAATACCGCTCGTGCGGCCTCGTCAAACTCAGTCGGCTTAATACCTGCGCGTTCCGTGATTACTTTAAGGTTAGCTGGCGTCCAGGGTCCTGTAATAGGTTTCTCAACGACCTTTTCAACGGGTTGTAATTGTGCGTAGACTTCGTCAGTCTTACGCATCAAAGCTTTTGACCCAGGAATTACATCATGCGCTGCTGCAAACCATGCATCTTGAATCGTCTTCCAAGCATTACCTACAGCAACCTTGTACGGATCATCTTGTTTTTTCAAGGCATCTGCAGAATACTTATTCATCTCTGAATCAATTTCTTTCCAAGTTTTGCCGCTAAGTTCCCCACCCAAATCTTTAGCCGTCTGTAATGCAGGTTTAATACGGTTGTCAATAAACCGCATCAATGGTTTTGCCTCCCGATCACTAAAATAAGGATCTCGATGATTATAGTATTCCACTATGTCCATCATAGTATCTGGAATACTCGCAGACGTACCTGACAACTCTGGAACTTGTCCTGAAATAGGTTGATGCAAAGGTATATCTATCAATCTAGCCCTTGGGTTTAGTGCAAGACCTGTTTTTGCTTTATCATAGGTGCTATTTATAATACTATCTACTTCCTTTAACGCTGCTGTGGGGTGCATATTAACGTCAAGGTTTTTACCAATGGGTGCAAGAACTTCATTCAACTTTGCAACGTTCAACTGCGAAATAGCCTTGTCACTACGCAAATTAATTGCATCACCAGAACCCGGAAGCCACTTGCCGGTACCCCGAAGCGTCTTAAGCAAAGTATTAATAAAAGTACCACCACCTGTCTTATTAGCACCACTAGTCAGCATAGTAGGCGTAAGCTCAATACCCGCTGCTTGAAGAGCCTTCGCTTCAGGTGTAACAAAAGGCTTTAGCATTCCAGTAATAGGCGCCGCTACAACTTTTGAAAGTGGGGTGGCTACGGTGCCTAAAACACCTGCAGTTAACTTTTCATCCTGTGGAACTACCACAGCATTGTATAGCCCTTGTTTAAGCTCCGGCATAAGAATGCGTAGTGCGTCTAATGCCCGAGGCAAACCTCTAGCAGTAGTAGCTATGGTTTCAGGACCTTTATATGGCGCAAATAGCATATTAGCACCAATATCACCCGCTATTTGGGTAATATCTGCAAGTGGCCCCGCTTGTTTTACTGCTTCTTTAGCTGCCTCGACTTCTGCGTCACTTGGATTCATAAACCCAAGCGCTTTTTTCAGAACGGGTCCGCCTAAAAATGTACCCGTATCTACAAGCCCACGGCGCATCCTAGTTTGCCAGTTACGAGCGCCGGCATCAATATCACCCAAAATAGTCGTAGGTGGTATGACGGGGGGAGCAACTGGTGCATCGGTAGGAATTTGGTCGACAGCGCTCCCTTGCATCCAAGCAGGCGCTTGCTGCTTAGGCGGTTCTACCGGAGCACCGTCTTGCCAGCCCATTATTTAACCCTCAAAATACCATCAGGACCCATGTAATGAGCTCCCTTTGGCAGTCTATTGTACTCAGCATCATTTGCTACTTGCGAAATACCATGCGGAACACCCAAGGAAGCAGGCTCACCATCTGTAGATCTACGCTTTGGATTGCTTTTAGTACCGTACCCGTAATCATTATACGTACCCTTAACCCCTTCCACCTGTCCACCAGCTTCTCTATACTCTTTAACTGCTTCATCTGGAAAACCCGCCACTCGATCACGCAAGTCGTTATTCAAAGCATGAAGCACACGTTGCCAATTTTCAACAAATTGTTCTTGCGTATATTTACCACCCGCAAGCATTTCCTTCATCGTATTCAGCTGTTCAGTAAGCGTCTGCGACAAACCTGCGTTTGAACGCAAACTGGAGTTAATAAACCTCTGCACAGCTGCTGCATTAGCAGTGGATCCTTTTGGTACTGCATTCAAGCCTAATTTAGTTGATGCCGCTTCCGCGAGACCCATTTTATCACCTAGCATTGTTATTAAACCAATGCCTGGAATTGGTTTATAGGTTTTTGTCTTAGGATCGTAGTACTTTTCAATAGCATCCTGTACATCTTGCGCACTTCTTGCCATACTTGCTACAGGTGCAACAGTAGTTGTCATATGTCTACGTTGCTCTGCAATACGCCCCCGCTCAGTAGCTTCTTGTGCTGCAGTAAGCCCTTTAGTGGCTCCTGCAGTCATAGCACCAATTTGCAAACGCACAGAATTACTTTCTCGCGCGAGTTGCTCACGCAACTGCCGATCAAGTGACTTATCTTCCATGCGTATACGCAAGTCTTCTGCTTGTTGCATTAGACTATCAAGCTTATTCTGTCTTTGCGTAGCAAGTGTTTGTTTCAATGCGGCTGCAGCTTCTTTTTGTTTATCCTCACGGGTGATTTCTTCACCTATGATTTTGTCCATGCCCATTGCTGTGGGGGCGAACCCTGGAATCTGCGAAGCTTGCCCCATCCATTTGAGTCGCTCTAGCGCGCTTGGCAAACGTGGGGCAACAGCTTCTTGACCTGGGACAAATGCTGATGGATTATTGCCCTGCTGTTCTGGTGTAGCTTCCTGTCCGGGTTCCCCTTGTGGAAAACTCTGAATAGCGCGTTGCTTGGCAGCTGCAATAGCTTGCTGCAAAATATGTTGCTGCTCTGCAACTTTATTCTCCATTGCATTAGCATCATACTTCTGCATCAACGGATTAGCTACAGCCGCAATATGCTGAAAGATAGATGGGGGCACGTAGTGTCCAGAGACCATTTGTCCTTCTGGCATTGGTCCATTTTCTGTAGACATGGGCATTTTGCGTAGAGCAGCAGCTTGCGCTACTCTACGAAGCAATTCCTCCTGCTGTTGCTGCAATGCACTCAGCGCTGCAGGATCACCTAGCGGATCGAAGTCCATATTATCCACCAAAGAGACTACTCAACCAGTCATTAAAGCCACCCATTAGGCCGTTCCCAGCACTGCCCTGTCCGTTGAGCATTGAATTACCGATACCACCTGCAATTTGGCCAATACCACTAATCATGCCATTATTAGCTGCAGTTTGGGCATTATAGTTACCGAGTTCACCAGCATATTGACTTTGCCCAGCGCCCATATAGTTAGTGCCTACACCTTGCCCGGCATTAACAAACTGGCTAAACGCAGGATTTTGCGGACGTAGTTGTTGTGCCCATAAGGCTTGCTGATAGGGGTTATTAGCCTCAGCCATTGCCTGTTGACGTTGCTGAAGTGTAAGCCCTTCTTGTGCAAGACCCTGACCAAAAACTTGATTATTTTGCGCAAGACTTCGATTAAAGATATTATTATTCTCGGCAGTACCTGCTAGAAGCGCCTGCATTTGTGCATCTGTATCTCCTCTGTTGAGCGTGTCCATAGAACGCGCCCAAGCATTAGAATCTTCTGTAATGCCTTGTGCCTTTAACCTATTGATCTCTGCTTCTCTTGCATAATTTCTATCTGGTTGTAATCGCGACATTACCGCTTGTTGAATTTGGCTAACATTGCCAAATCCCGGGTTTAATGCAACTTGTTGATTAGGTTCAGTAGGGATACCGCCCTGCGTACTGGACGGTGGAGGCATACCAAACATAGATGTTGCCATTATACGACCCTCACAGTGCGCAGCGCATTAGCCATAGCAGAACCCATAGCTGGTGCCTGTAAACTTTGTCCGGACTGCTTAGCTATTTGATTTTGCAACGCTGCCATAGTTTTATTGCTTTGATCAAGCATTTGTTGATTGGCCGTGCTAAACTGTGTAGTTTGCATTGGGCGACCATCTGGACCAATTGTCCAGGTAGACGTATCCCCATATGCGTTCATTTGGTTTGGACGATTTGCCAATGTTTGCGCATTTACCGCAGCATTTTGAGAATTAGCAGTTTGTTCAGCTAATTGCGTAAAGTTTGGCAAGCCTGGCATTTTATTACGGTTTTGTAGTGCTTGGATGGCGGCCAATGCAGCAGCACCAAGGCCTGCACCTCCAAGTAGTTTACCCCAATTAATGCCTCTACTTTGTGTACCTAGGCTGAGCAATTTACCTACGTTAGGTGCTTGGGCATTTCCGATACCATTAAGTACACCACCAAGTGGTATACCTGCACCTTCGAGTCCAGTAGACATAATACCACCTAATGAACCAAGATTTACACCGGAGGGGAGGCTAGCTCCGCCAAGACCTGAGAAACCTCCAGCTGCACTCGCAAGCTGTGAATCTACAGCAGGGTTAAAAACAAATCCACCTGCACCACCAGCTGCTTCTGCCCCACCTCCAAGTGCCCCAAAACCACCTGGCCCAAGCAGTGCACCTGCTCCGGCAGCTAGGAGTGGTGCACCAACAGCAATCATTGCACCCCGATTAGCTTTTTTCTTATTCGCATCTACTGCTTGCTGATGATACTGATCGTACTCTGCACGTTGTTGTGGTGTAAGCGTGTTTAGCCAAGCTTGACCTGTTTTGGTGTTATAATCTTGATATGCTTGCTGTGCTTCGGCATAACCTGTAGGCTGTCCGTATCCAGATATTTCTGCTTGGGGATCTGCTTGTGGAACTACCCCAGAATAGGGATTTTGCGCAAAGTATTGCTGCAGCGACTTGCCATAATCATCATAAGTCATAGCAACCCACCTATTCTGTAGCTGTAATCAGTGCTAACCCAAAGCGTAGACTCTGTAGCTGCTGCTGCAATGGCAATAGACGCCGCGACGCCCAAGCCTTGTGCTTGTACCCAACCACGTTGCGATCCAACTCCGCCGGACCACAAAGAACGGTTCCAATAACCAGCATCCCATCTAGAACTTACTAGTGCGTCTGTGCCATCTGGTGATGTTAGGCTGTGCGGGTCAAAGTCGTATAGGATAGCTGAAGAAAAAGGCACTTCCTGGCCTGTAATAAAACGGGGGCGGTACATGCCAACCTGCTTTTGTGTGCCAAACGATTTAAAATACGAATACGCTTGCTGGCCAGTCGCTATGATAGGTCCACCGTTATCTAAGTAGCCTTCCCAAGCAATACAGATATTTCCAGTGTAGTCACCAAAAAAGGGTTGGTCAGCGAATGTTTCCCAAGTGGTAGCATCCCAGCCTGTAAATTGCGCCCAAGATCCAATGAGCTGGTTTGATACTAACTGTATATTCCCACCGGCTACAGTTACAGGCACGTTACAAATTAGCATGTTAATTTTTGGTGTGTAGCTTAGCTGCCAATTAGCTAACGAGCCGTAAGCTCCAATAAGTTCTGACATCAGATACTGAATCTTGTCTGACGGGAACGACTGCTTTGTCGAATTGATAGTCGTAGACGCAACAAGTCCAGCCATTGATACGATGCCTTGTTGTGTAAGGATAAACAAATCCCCACCAACTTTACAATAGCTACGTCGACCTACTACTGGGGCACCTGTGTAATAAACCCCAGAAAGACTCCACTTCGTCGAATCATTGGGATCAGTACCTGCATAAACGGCGGCATATCCACTAGAAGATACTGCTACAAGATGATCTTCAGCACCATTACCATCGTCTACAGTCCAGGTTGCCAAGAATGACAAGTAGCCACCCTTACTAAACAATGGCCCGAAGTCAAAGGCAGACAGTACCCCATAAATAGCATCTGCAGGAAGATAGTATCCACGCGCAGAGTTTTTCTCTACCGCCCAAAGCCTATGCTGGTGGAATGTGAGCTGTACTGCGTTTTTTGGATCCAGATTTTTCCAAGTGTACGCAGTAGTGCCATCACCGAGTGATAGCCTATGCATGCCTGTAGCGTTATACGCAATGCCATTATCTACGCCATTAACTGCTAGTAAATGCGCACCTGCAGAATTAGTCAAGGCTGTAGTTTGCCAATACGCATTAGTCAAACCTGTAACTATAGCTGCTCCAGGTGTAGCGCCACGTGTAGTAACGTCCCACATGCTAGTGGCGCCCCACGCAAAGAGCTTTTGGGTACCATCTGCACTAGCCCAATTACCTAGAGTACCTACTTCAACGCCGCCCGGTAGCGTTGCCCAAATGGCATAGCCTTTGCGAATGCTCACACCATACGGCTGCGGCCACCAATTTTGCAGTACAACAGCATCTAGTTCTGGCATCGCTGCCAACGAGTCACGCGCGTTTAAACCACCAATCGGTGCTGGCACGGAGGCAATTTGATTACCCGCATCTTGGACTGGCGTACTAAACATTACGAACCCACGTTCCAGCTACCATCCGGAATTGACCCGTATCCAATGTACCCCACAGAGCCTGCCGTACCTGTAAGAGACAATTTCTCTGCGCCCACGTCTTTACCTGTAAGGGTACTAAAGACGCGCATGAAATCTCCGTTAACCCCAGTAGTACTAAAGCCTTTGAGCTCATAAAACTTGAACTTTACAAATTTAATCAGTAACCACGGGTTATACCGTAATACGTCACTGTCATTCGTAATCATTGAAGCTTCCGCCCCACCCAGAGCCTGTACAATCCAATTGCTTCGTATGTACTCCATTGATAGCGTAAGTGTATTAGGCGAAGTACTTGTAGTAGGTGTCGGATACAACTTAAGCTTATCATTTACAACACGGTACCGCAAACGTGGCAACGGCGCTACAAGTGATCCTTTTAGAAAGGCCCATTCTTGGGGTGACTTAGGGCCTAGCAAGGGCCAGTGATTAGTTCGATCCCATTGGGTCTGATCTACGAAGTAGTTATAATCATCTGGAAGATCATAGTCCGCTTGATCTACTACAGTAATGAATTCCCATTCTTGCTTGAACTGCTCCCAAGGATAGTAGAGCATCAGCTCATTACCGCCTGAGTTTAGCAGCGAAAGAAGTTGAACAGACTGAAGATCAGAAAGACCGGTTACAGTTACGACACGGGGGAGGCCAAGCTCCCCCGCTACCTGGTTCAATACCTGAAGTGCGTTCCAGTACTGCGCCATTATTACGCCTTTGCAGGCACCTTAGGTACACGCGCTTCTGTCTTTTCAGCTGCTTCAGCCAGCGCTTCAATTTGTTTTTGCATGGTCGCAATTTGGTCGTCGCGTTTTTCTAGTTCTGCCTGAAGCTTCAACATGGGTGCTGCATCTTTGGCGAATTCAAGATATGCTTGCGCACGTTGCTTCATAGCATGGTGCCCCATAAACTTCTGCGATAGCTGATCAGACATGCCAGCAAGCTGCTCAACAGTACGGCAATTAAGTGAGTTAAGCTCCATGATTTGCGAGGGTGTTAGCCACACAAGCGCACTCAATGGCGTACCAGACTCTGCAGCTTCACGGCCCGCTTTAAAGTTAGCATATTGCTTCGCAAAACGTCGCCTATAACTATCATTGACTAGACTAGCCACTGAATCTTTTGATCCAGGAACCATAATCTCAATGACTTCTTCATCTTTGTAAATAGGCCGACCTTGCTGAATAGATTCGTACTCACAATGTGTAGGCACAATAGAAAAACGAACTAGCAAACGTTTGTCTGCTTCAGTTTGTTGATTATCTTCAAAATCCATTG